GAAGTTGATCTTTAAATTCATCCCAATCCTCCTCAGAGTTCAGCACAATACGCCCATGCTCAAATCGACCTTGGAGGCTCCAGATAATTCTGTCAGCCTTTTTCCTGTTGCCATGCGTTAAGTCAACGATATGCGAATATACATTATTTTTACGCATTAAGTCAGACAAATACGGCAAAACTGCATTTTTTAACGCACCTCGCTCAATTCCAACAGCCAAAGGTCGGTAATCTCGCATCTTCATCAGAATGGTTGCCGCAGTCTCCCGTATATCCCAGCGCCCAAACACAATCTCTTTGACAAACCATTTGCCATCATCAGTTACCTTGACCACAGCAATAGCAGTCTGATCTAGCCTTTTCTTGGAATTAGCCGCTTGTTTGGCAACTTCCTCAAACCCAGCCAAGTCAATGGCCAAATAGTAACTGCCATACTGAGGTTCTTCCCCGTATTTGATCCATTCTTCCTTGAACACATTGCTACCAGCATTGGTGAAACTAGCCATGTATTCTTGCTTGAAAGCAAAGGTAGACAAAGTTTTCTTGGCAGACTCAATCTCAGTCGGGTCAATCAAGGGGTTGTCTTTGGTAGTGAAGTGCCAAGACTTCCAATCATCATCATCCTCAGTCTCGCCAAGTTTGAAAAGGTCATAGAACCAATTCCTTCCCTTCGGAGTCCCAATAAACATGGCTCTGCCTTTTTTGTCTGACAGAGAAGCCCTTATTACTTGCTCCCACGCTTCAGGCTTAATGTCTGCTACCTCATCCAGTACAGCGTAAGTCAAGCTGACACCACGGAGAGTATCAGGTCTGTCTGCGCCTCTAACGTAAATCTTTGCGCCATTGATCATCGTGATATCTAAGTTGTTTACATGACTACCTTGGATCACCTCTCGACCAATGTCCAACAGCAAATCCCAAATAATCTGCCTAGATTGCCCCATCGTAGGACTCACATACAGCACAGCTGATCCCTGTGGACACTTCAACGCCTCAATAATCAATGTCGTTGCCGCCAACCTAGACTTGCCACAACGCCTTCCAGCCGCAACAACCTTGAACCTCGTCTTGTCAGCAAAAACATCCTGTTGCCAAGGTAAAAGAGAAAAGTTCAGGTCAGACATCTTTCGCCTCCACATCTTCCGCATCTATCGTTTGGGCGTGATTGATCTCGCCAATGCCCGTGATGTTAATCGTTACCGCATTCCGTTGCTTGGCTTCCTTGTCAAACAGCGTGATCGGTAACGTCCTATCCAAACACATCTTCAACGCCGCCATTTGGCCTGGATGGTCATCGTTCAACGCAATCTCTATCACCTTCTGCGCCACATCCCTTCCACCAGAATTGATCATCAGGTCTTTGAGTTCCTTGATCCTCTGGTGATCCGTCTTAGGCAAAGACAGGGAGGGGTTAGCCGCCCACCGCTGGATAGTGAGTTTCTTCACGCCTTTGGGTCTGCCAACCTTTTTTTTCAATTCGAGTTCACTCATAACAAAATTTTACTCCTTTTACCTTTTTGTGAGGGGAGGGGGGTACTGTAAAAACTCTGGCGGAGGCCGACCCCCTCCCCCCCATCCAAAACGCAAGACCTACTGGTAAACCCTAACAGTTTTGGCGGTCTACTTAATACTATGTTCATTATGTAAAGTTATTTTGTAGTTATGCACAGGTTATACAGAGAATTGTGTTGCGTTTCTGCACAGTCCACAGCAATTGTGGATAACTGGTCGTTTGGTCTGTGGATAACTGGATTAATTAACCGACCAGTCGGTCGGGAAACGGGAAAAGGGAAAGGGTCGGATGGTGCATTCCAGCCATACCTGACAGCAGACGGAGAATAGTTCGTTAAAACCCTCTCAAACCGCATTAAAACCGCCTACAACAGGTTTTTCTGGCTTAGACGGGGCAACGCCTAAGAAATCATCCAGATCGTCCTTGGGTCTGTATCCGTTGTTCCACAGCTTCTGATAAATTTCTAGCAAAGAATTCCAGCCTTGGGTCAGATCACCACGACCAGCGACCAAAAGGATTTTCCGTTCGGATGCTCCAAGTTTGCGCTTAAACCAGACAGTATCCGTTCTGCATGGTCTGCCTCTCATATAACCTCCAACTCAACCGCATAAACCTTCGCACCACCGCTTCTTTGCCTGTACTGCCAATCAAGCTGTTTATGCCCATCGTCTATGCCAAGCCAATCAGCGACACCATCACGGGTAGCTTTGAACGCCGACTGAAGGTTGTCACCATCCAACTGGCGAGGCGCAATCCTCGTTAGCACCAAGGTCAGGGGTAATGGTGGTGGCGTAGCAATACTCGCCAAGGCTTTGAACGCCTTTTGCCTTTGACTTTTCGCCAAACGAGCCTTAACAGCCCAATGTAGTCTTAAGTTCGCAATTGAGACAATCTTCATTTCTATCCTTATTTCAATCATTTCTTACCTTCTTCACCAAACAACAGCCCAACCCCAAAATCCCTATCCGATCCTGATCATCCGATCCATCCGCCATCCGAACCTTCCTTAGTCTATAGACTAAGGAGGAAGGATTCGGATGATTGGCAGGGTGGACTTCGGATGGTTTCGGATGGTTTCGGATGATTCGGATGATAGTTTCGGATGCTATCCTTATTATCCGAATCATCCTTGTTCGGATGACTTCGGATGACTTCGGATGCAAATCAATCAACCTTTACCTCACTTGGCTGGCTATTTCTGCTCTTGTAACCACCATCTACCTCAACCACCAAATCCTTAGATATCATACTTTTTACTACTTCCCAAAATCTGTTATTTTTGACTCCATGCTCTTTGGCTGAGTCTCTCCACTCGTCATATCCAACTGGCCGTAACTGTTGATTCTGGTGCAAGCTAACTTCTAGCATCACCAAGCATTCCATCACTTGTTTCTGGTTTGGTGAGAGATAGGTCTTCTTTTGCACTTGGCTAACCAGACCGCTAATATCTACCGCTGTCAGATATGCACCTTTGACTGGCATTCCGTTTTTGTTGTTGATTGGCAAATCAACTTGGGTGATCTGGAAGTTCTTAGGACTTGGCATTTCCGCATCCTTCATCTTCTTACTCTCAAACGCTATAGTCTTTGTGCCTGAATCCAGTTGGCACTTGTACTCAGCATCCAATGCGCCTTTCAAGGCTGTTGAACCTCTGGATCGATCTTTGTCTGCGACTCCTGAATGGTGAACCACCATGACACAGCATTTCCAAGGTTGTCTTAAGTAGACATCCAGATGCTGAATAAACGCATTCATATCCTGAGTTGAGTTCTCGTCACCTCCATGATTTCTGGCTAAGGTATCAATCACAATCATGCTTGGGATGCAATTAGCCTCTGCTGACAACTGCTTTATCGACTCAGCGACAACTGCCGCCTCTGTTGCATCGTACAACTGCGCCGCACGATGGGACTTGTACAGAGGCACACCAGCTAGAGATGTGCCGTTACCAATCTGCCATGCCTTTAATCGCCTTGCCAGCCCGTTATGCCCTTCACCAGCGATGTAGAACACACTACCTTGCTTGACATCGTGACCATGCCAAGGTTTGCCAGTTGCCACACAGCAAGCCAAGTCGATTGCGACAAATGACTTTCCACCGCCTGGATCACCAAAGACCTGCGCCAAACTATCTGCCTCGATGTAATCATCCACCACCCACTTTATCTCTGTGAGTTCCAAACTATCTGCTCTGGTGAACTCAAACGCCAACTTGTCTATGGCAGGCAGAGCCACTCTCTCAATCTGCTCCTTGACTGCCTCAATCCCTTGGAGAGTATGCAAGTCATTGAAGTCTGTTGGCTTAGAAGGCAGATCAGACTCATTGAATGTTGGATACACAATTTCCCCAAACACCAACCCTGCCGCCGCTTTTGCCTTAGTGATGCCAGGATTGCCCTCCGTGAACTGATCATTATCCGCACAGATCACGATCCTTGACCCCAAGAACATTTCCTTGGCACTCTTCGCTACCTTGGCAAGATTGCCACAGTCAAACGCCACCAGAGTGGTGAACCCTGTCGCTTGGTGAATCGATGCACAGGTTGCGAAACCTTCACCAATGAAGATCACCTTTCTGTTGCCTCTGAGTTCATAGAAACCACCCTCAATCTTGCCACCCTTCAAGAACCTCTTGTTTCCCTCCGCGTCAATCGTTTGGTAACTCAAGATTTCCCCTTGGTTATCACTCACAGGCACAACGAGCCTGCCAGCACGATCAATCTTTATTCCGTGTGGCTCTATCCTCTTCCTCACCAAATAAGGATGGTCTGCACTCGCATCAGCATAGGTACTGACCTCATCCTCTGCCTTCTCAGCCGCCACCTGTTGGCTTGCCACCCTGTCAGCTTCTCTCTTGGCCTTGAACTCTCCTACCCACTTATCATGCTCTAACCGTTCAGAGAATGACATCGATCTACCAATGTCTGCCATCCACTTGGACTCAAAGGTAGGCTCCTTCCAACAGCCTGCTACACCCACAGGAATCTTGCCACTTAGGTGCAAGATATACCAACCATCAACTGCACCTTTCTTGGAGGAAATATGAGGTACACGATGTATCTCGCCATCTGCGATCAAGTCTCTGATCACAAGCCCTTGTGCCTCGCAATGCTTGGTGAATCCCTCGATAGGACTCACTAGGTCTTGGCTCTCTGTGGCCGCGGCAAAGCCGTTGGGGAATATGTTTGTAAGACTGCTCATGCTTGTGCCTCCACCAGTTCAGGCCAAATCGCCTGCCAAGACCCCTGACAAAGCATCTTTCTGGTGATCTTGCCACCAGACTCTTGCTCAACCCAGACAGCCTGCCAAGCACTCATTTCTCGCCTTCCTGTCAGGCATTGGTAGATATATTGTTCTGAGAGTCCAACCTTTTCAGCCAACTCTCTGCGTTCTTCGGGGGAAATGTGAGGTATGTTCATAGGGTAGCGAGTCTAGCAGAAAGATAGAACTCTGTAGATATAGGTGCAAACCCTATTAGGGATACCGATAGGAATTATTTTTAAATATTTCTATCAAAACGCTAGAAACCTCTAGTTTTTTGCTAGAATTCTGGTCATGGGCAGGGAAATAGGTTCTCTGCACATCACGCCGCAAGGTCAACCAAAGGAAACGAAATGAACACCGAAACAAATTTCAAAAAAACAAAGTTTGAAAATATTATTCGCCACCCCATTGGAGTATTCAGCCGCACTAAGCCCTTATGGACAGGCACAGGCAACAGCGGGGAAAAATTTATGATTCATTCAAATGGCACTTGGTACTACACCTATAGCGGTCGCAAAATTTCACTTGGCTATAGATTAGATGAAGTTTCTGAAGCATTAAAGCAACTTTAAATAACAGCATCTCTTAGGGGCGCAAGCCCCATCCCTTTCAACCTTTACAGGAGAATTGAAATGAAACAAACCCTCAAAGACATTCTCGCCGCCACGCTGGTGGCAGTAGGCTTTGCATGGCTCTTGGTGGCATGGTGGTCAGCATGACCCCAGACCTCTATCAATTCAACTGTGAGGTTGAAGGTGTCGAACTCCAATGCAAGTTGGAGTATGAACCAGCAGAAGAAAACTACCCAGACGCACCCGACATAGAGGAGTGCATGAACCTTGTGAACGCCACCACCAATGGCGTTGACATCGCCCACTTGCTTATGCAATCCCTTGTGGATCACATCTGCGAATCCGCCCTTGAAGACATGAAGGAAAACTCCAATGATTACTAAACTTGTTGCGGAATTAAGAGCCGCAAAAATGGCGGAGGAAACTGCCAAGAAGAACCGCCTCGATGTGGAGAACAAGATTCTTGCTCTTTACGCCACGCCAGATGGTGGTGAGGGTACGCACAATGATGAAGAGTTCTCCATCGCTTGGAAACTAACTCGCACAGTCGATGCAGAAGCCTTGTCTGCTGTGTTCGAGATGCTTGGAGCCAATGTTCAGAAAGCATTTCGCTGGAAGCCAGATGTTGATCTGCGTCAGCTTCGTGCCTTACAAGAACTCGATGCCCCTGCATATGCAGAGGCCGCTAAATTTTTTACATCCAAACCCGCAAAACCATCCGTAACTCTGAAAGACTAATATGTTCGATCTCAAATCCATATCAAAAACCCGCCGTGTTCGTGCGCCAAAAATATGTTTAGTTGGCGCAGGAAAGATTGGCAAGACCACCTTTGCATCCCACGCACCCAATGCGATTGGCATCTTGACTGAGGATGGTGCAGACGCAGTAGACACAAACGCATTTCCTTTGGCATCTAGTCTGCAAGAGGTCTATTCAGCTATCGAGACATTGATCACCAACGAGCATGACTTCAAGACGCTGTTTATCGATTCGCTCGATTGGTTGGAGCCACAGGTGCAGGATCATGTGTGCAAGGCGAATGGTTGGAAGAGCATTGAACAGCCTGGCTTTGGCAAGGGCTACGTTGCCGCCGCTGAAGAATGGCGCAACCTTCTTACTGGTCTGGAAGTTCTTAGATCGACAAAGCAAATGGGGATCATCCTAATTGCCCACGACAAAATTAAGAGAGTGGAAGACCCCTTAACTGAGGGCTATGACTCCCACGTTTTAAAACTCCACGACAGAGCCGCCGCATTGGTGCAGGAGTGGGCAGATGTGATTGGCTACGCTGGTTACAGAATTTACACAAACAAAACAGATGCTGGTTTCAACAAGAAAGAAACCAAGGCAACTACAACGGGTGAACGCATCCTCCATGTTGAGGCGCACCCAGCGCATTGCGGTGGTAACCGCTTTGGCTTATCCAATATGCCGCTTGACTGGGCGGTATTCCAAGACGCTTTGACAAAAGCACAGTCTTGATCTTTCAGTCCGTAACTTTATTAACTTTTAGGAATCTAAAAAATGGCTAACTTTTCTTTTGACGCATCCGCTGTCGCTCCGCAGATCATAAATGGAGTCTTACCCGCTGGCACTTATTTGGCGCACATCACGGAGTCTGACATTCGCCCATTGGCCTCTGGCAATGGTGAAGGCTTGAAGCTGACTTTGGAAATCATTGATGGGCAATACAAGGGACGGCGTGTGTGGGACAACATGAACATTCAGCACACAAACGAAATCACTCAACGGATTGCCCAAGCACAGTTGTCTGCCCTTTGCCACGCCGTGAATGTGATCAAGTTAGAAGACACTTCTGCATTGCATTACAAGCCTGTACGAGTCAAGGTCACAGTCCGTGAGGCAGATGGCAAGTACCAAGAGAGCAACAACATCAAGGGCTATGAGTCCGCCTCTGGTGCTACGCCAACCCATTCAGCACAAGTTGCTGATACAGCACCAGCTACCGCACCCACAACTTCCAAAGCCCCTGCTTGGGCTAAGAAGTAATATGGCAGTTCTACCGCAATCTGTGGTAGACCCTGTATCAGATGCCATCTTTGCTTATTACAAAGCAAAGTATGGCTCTGAGCCACAGCGTCCATACCTTGGGGCATCTGCCATTGGCAAGCCTTGCCTAAGACAACATTGGTATTCTTTCCGCTGGTCTAAGGCTCCACAATTCTCAGGCCGCTTGTATCGAGTGTTCCAATCTGGGCATCTGCAAGAGCCACGTGTCTATCAAGACTTAGCAAGCATTGGTTGTACTGTCTATCAAAACAATCCAACGACAGGCAAGCAATGGTCTTTTGTTGAAGAGTCTTCTGGTGGTCACTTCCAAGGCAACTGTGATGGCATCATCACGGGTCTGCCACAGGCTCCTAAGTCACCGCACATTTTGGAGATCAAGACCGCATCAGACAAGATGTTTCGGGATATGCAAAAAAATGGCGTAAAGAAGTCCAAACCAGAACACTATGGGCAGATGCAAATATACATGAAGTGGACAAGTGATGAGTTTGGTGATGATGGTTGCAAAAGGGCTTTGTACTTTGTGGTCAACAAGGATAACGATGAAATCTATACAGAACGAATCGAGTTTGATCCCGTTGAGGCTCAAGCCATCATTGACAAAGCTATTGCAATCATCACCGCCACGGAGCCACCTGTTGGTGTCTCTACTGATCCTAGTTGGTACGAGTGCAAGTTCTGCGACTACCATGCAATTTGTCATGGCACAGATACACCAGCCGCATCTTGCAGATCATGCGCCCACGCCACCCCAGAAATGGATGGAGAGGCAAGATGGAGTTGCCAAACGCACAAAAAAGATTTGTCGGTTGATGACCAGCGACAAGGTTGTGCAGACCACAGAATCATTCCAATTCTGTTGGCTAAGACTGCCCATCCTATTGACACAGACGAAAGTGGCGTTGTCTACGAGATGGCAGACGGCAAACGCTTTACCAATGGCGATCCAGCAAAGAACCTAGACCACTTGAGTAGTCAAGAAATCCACGCCTGTGCAGACAAGACTATTTTGGTGGACGAGCAATGCTTAGAAATACGCAAGCAACATGGAGGAAAGTTTGTATGAAAACAGTACCAATTGAAAAAATAACTTTAAGAGATTATTTTGCGGCTCAGGCTATGCAAGGGATGATGGTTGATGTTGAGCAACCAAAATGCAATTACATTGCAAAGACTGCTTACGAAATGGCAGACGCAATGCTTGAGGCGAGAAAAAATGATCCTGCGTGAGTACCAGACTCGCACAGTCACCAGCCTGTTTGATTGGTGGACAAAGCATCAAGAGGTCACAGACATCCCGTTGCTAGTCCTGCCAACTGCGGCGGGAAAGTCTGTCATCTGTGCTGAAGTTGTGCGCCAGATGTGGGAGCAATGGCCTCTCTTTCACCCCAGAACTGTGGTGCTAGTTCCATCCAAGGAGTTGGCAGAGCAAAACGCTGAGAAGTTGCAAGCACTTTTGCCATCAACAATCAAGGTTGGCTTTGTGAGTGCAAGCCTTGGCAAAAAACAGCATGATGCAGATGTCATTGTGGCCACTATAGGATCGATTGTTAAATCTGCACACCTTCTTGGTGACATCAAGATGGTGATCATTGATGAGGCGCATCTGGTAGACACAAAGCCAAAGGGGATGTACCGAACCTTCTTGTCCAAGCTGTCCGAACTCTGCGAGTACCGCACAGTTGGCATGACCGCCACGCCTTTTAGGGGCAATGGGGTCTGGTTGACAGATGGGGACGATCCTCTGTTCACAGGCTTTGCTAGTCGAGTCACCATGCGTGAGTTGTTAGATGGCGAATTCATTGCGCCGCTAGTCCCACCAAAGTTTGGAGTTGTAACCCAGATCGATGCCAGCAAGGTTGGCATCTCCAATGGAGATTACAAAATTGGTGAGTTGTCTTTGGAAGTTGAGAAATACTTGGGCAAAGTAGCCCTAGAAGCCACCAGAATCGCCTCAGACCGCAAGAAGTGGATAGCCTTTACACCAAGTGTCGTTAACGCAGACAGCCTCTGTAATCGCTTAAATTCCCTTGGTATAGAAACCGCCGTTGTCTGTGGCGAGACACCAAAACTCATAAGGGAAAACCTTATTAGGGATTTCCGCAATGGGGAAATCCATTGCTTGGTAACTGTCTTAGCTTTGTCTACTGGTTTTGATGTGCCAGATGTGGATTGCATTATTTGGTGCAGACCAACGCAGTCACCAGTCTTGTACGTTCAAGGCATGGGTCGAGGAACACGCATTGCAGATGGCAAGAAAGATTGCTTGGTTCTCGACTTTACTGACACAGTTGCAAGGATGGGTACTGTAGACACAGTAACTGGTAGAACCAAACGCATAACCAGCAATCAAGAAGCCCCATTCTGTATCTGCCCAGACTGTGGCGAAAGGAATGTTGCCGCCGCATTGACTTGCATAGTCTGTGGAGCCACGATCAGAGAAGAACAGGTTAAGGTCTTGGATGCCTCGCTGTCTTATGCCGCATTGTTGTCTGAGCAATCCAAGCGAACAATCGTTTGGCATGACGTTACCAAAGTCGAGTACCACACCCACAAGAAGGAGGGCAAGCCCGACTCTCTAAGGGTTGACTACTATTCTGGAATCCTGAAGACCGCCTCAGAATGGGTCTGCTTTGACCATACGGGTTACGCAGGACAGAAGGCTGTCTCTTGGTGGATCATTCGCCGAAGTTCTAAGGATTACGATTATCCAAAAAGCGTTGCAGATGCAATCAAGACTTTGCTTTTTGAGCCAAAGTGCCTAAAGAAACCAGACCGCATTGCAACTCGCCAAAACGGAAAATACACGGAGATAAGAGACTATGAATTTAATTGAACTAAACGCCATCAAAGGGCATTTGGTAAAACAATTGGCGCAGATCAATGCCATACCTGTGAACTGCCATAGCTGTGAAAGATTCAGCCTTGGCCTGTGCCAAGAGTTCAAAGCCCCACCACCAGACGATTGGGTACAAGGCACAGTTGATTGCGAATTCTGGTCTTGGGATGGAGTCCCATTTTGAAGTGTCCTACCTGTGCTGGTGACAAGATCGCAATCACCGAAACCATACAGAATGAAGAATTCACTTACCGCCGTAGATATTGCAAACTTTGCTTTTGTATCTTCAAAACCAAAGAAGAAGTGTTCACGGGGGCGTTACCTCAGAAGAACAGGTTAACCACACCCAAAGAAACTGAGTACCAAAAAACATTTTCAATCGACAACCTTAAAAGATTTTGGAGATAACAATGCCAACATTCGAGTCATGGAGCCAAGAGAATCTAGCCAAGTTTGCTCAAGAGGCGTATATTAAGATGCAAGAGCAACAAAACCACATCGAGCAATTGCAAAACGATCTGAAAGACGCAATCAACGCTTACAGGAGTTTAATAAAATGATGCAAGAAGAAGTTGAAGAAAACCATCCAACTGTGCGTGTGTTTCCACGCACTATTAAAGAGGCATGGCCTAAAGAGTATGTCAATGAAGACATCTTCACAGGTGCTTATCGTGAGCCGCAGATCAGCGACTTCGCCATACTTTGTGCGCTGATTGCAATTGTTGGTTTCTTTGTCTATATGTTTAACAAATACATTTGGAGTTGATATGCGTAAACCAATTGGTATCACATATCCATTACGCATCCTTACAGAAACTCCAGAAGAAGCTGAAGTCTTTAGTGCAATGGAGCAGAGTTATGTTAGGAAAGAAATAATTCGCAATCCTAGCAAGGAGGCCAAGCTAGTTGCTGAAGTTGCAATCTTGAGCGAGTTAGTTCGTGTGCTGTCTGACAGGGTTACCGAACTGGAGGCAAAGTATGAAACAACCAGCACCAACTAAAGCCTATTGCCTAAAAATGGCAAAGTATTACCATTCTGGTCATTGCCCTCACCTAATGTGGGATTGGTTAGTTGTCTGGGCATTCCACGAAATGTATTTGGAGACAAGATATGTATGATGTCACGCTTTTTATTCTTGGTATGTTAGCCCCTTCATTTTTAAGTGCGGTATTCACTCTGATGAAGTGTTTGGAAGACTTAATTAGGAGCAAGATTAAATGCTAGAAAACATCCTAACCATAATTGTTCTGCTTGGCCTTGGTGCTTCTATTGCCGTTGGCATATTAGTGGCAGTCTTTTTCCTTAGTTCTGACAAAGACTAACCTAAGACCGCTAGAGCCTGTTGAACGTGCTTTATGCGGTCATCTAACCCTATCGTGCCACCATTGATGATCTTGGTTACTTTAGTGTAGTCAAGGGCATCCGCTGGAGCATTACAGTTGTGGGTAGACCAAAACCATCCCCCAGTAAGTGCGGCAAATTTAGGGGTAGCAACAAGGTCAGGCTCAAGACCAAAATCCACACCCAATGCTTTACCAGCATGGAAATAGTTTGAGTAACCAGTAAGTTGAATACATCCACGCCCACGAAAACGATAACCGTCACCAGAATTTTCGTCACGGTTGCCCATGCGAGAAGAATAGACCATATTTGCGATCTTTTTAGGATTTCCACCATATTCATTGGCTTTCTCCAAAGTGGGAAACCTTCTAGGCCACAGTTTCATTAGCGTTGCCGCCTTGTAGTTTAGGTTTTCTTCAAGGATACGGAAGTTGCCACACTCATGGCTACATTGACCAATGAACATAGCCTTTTGGTTGTTTGAGGTCAGGTTAAACCTAGAGAATGTCTCATTCAAGGCATCCACCCAATCAGCACCAATGTGGAGTTTTTGCAGTTGTTCAGCGTTTACCATTTGATTTCTCCATTACTGCTTGGTAGGCATCGATACAGGCGTTGAGTTGGTTGATGGCTTTGTCTCCGTCTGCGGCGATTTGAGCAATAAGTCGGAGAGTCTCTGTGTCAGATTCGCTTGGCGCTTGGTTGCTATTTCCGCTGGCAACGGGGGGATTTCCATTGGTTTGTACGCAACTTGTGGACGGGAGGCGCACCCTACCAGCACGAATAGCACGATCAAGACTAGACTGTTTTTCAGTAATGGCATTGTTAGCCTCCAAAAGTTTCGATGATTGGTCATTTAATTGTTTGGCAAGTTCTTGCTCTTTTACACGGGATTCTTCGTTCTTGACAGCAATCTCTGCTTGCATTTCTGCGTCACGCTCATCCCACCCTTTGTGATGCCCATAGAAATAGACGCTCACAGCCACCAAGATAGCACCCAATATCATCCAAGGATTAGGAATCATTGTTCAGCCTTTGCTAAAGCCCGTTCATTGGCTATTTCTTCCTTGGCAGGGTCAACATAGTCAGGTGGCGTAGTGGGTGGTGGTGGCGCTCTCCACTCTTCATCCAAGACAGGGTTTATCCATGCTGGTAATGCGCCAGATGGAGAAGTCCAAGTAGATGTAGGCACAGGTGGAGGCGTTGTAGGGGTGCTAGGAGGGGATGGAGGTGGTGCAGTAGAGGATAGTTTTTCAGAAACAGTTTGCACACCCTTACGGCTCATCACGCCACCAATGCCGCCAACAATCAGCAAAACAATGTCGTTGAGCATCTTGGCAAACGCTTGGTCAATCGGAGCCATGCTCTTGATAGGCTGAACCACAAAGGCTAGGCTATACAGCATAAAGATCACGATACCAGCGAGGATGATTGTTACGATTAGGACTACGCAAGCCCAAACTCGTATTTCAATTTCCTCTTGGCTCAGAAGCCGATTGATTTGGAATTTGTGGGGGTTGGACAACTTGTTTCTCCAATATAGGTGCTACGAGGTAATCAGGACAGTCTTGGGTGAATTGGCAGTCTGGGCGTTGGCAACGCTTGGCAGAGAAGTGCTTTGGGTCTTGGCAAAAATACCGATAGCGGTCTTCGCAACCAACTAAAAGCATAAGCACCAATAAATACTTCATTTAGATTCTTTCAGTTCTTGTTTCAACTTGCGTAACTCTTTCATCTCTTGTTTAAGTTGCGCCCTCATATACAAGGTTTCCACGTATGCCATAGAGGTTACTCCAACAATGATGCATACGGCTACTCCTATCAATACCCAAAAGACAAGTTTCGTAGTTGCCACATCGCCCATCCAAAAAACATAGATATAAACACAACTGCAACCCCTCCACTCACCATTTCAATAACGAATATTTCTTGTTGTTCTTGTTTCCATCTCTGTAATCTTAATTTCTTAACTTCTTCTGATCTAGCCCACTCTTGCTCTTGTTGAATTTTTGCATACATCTTTAGAAACCTTGTATAGATTGCCTTCAGTTCAACAGGGGCATAAACAGTCATTTGTTCCCGAATTTGTGCATCAAGGTTTTCCATTTGGAGTTCCACCAAGGCACGTTCAATAGCCTTTTTAGAAGTATTTTGATCTGGGTCATAGTGTTCCTTTGATTCTGCCTCTAGAGAGGCATAGTAGTTGTTTAGTTGAGCCTGTATGTCAAAGAAGTTGCCCAGTTGGACTCCCACTTCGTTGATGGTTTGTAGTTCAACTTCTTCATAAGTCTGTTGCTTCTTGGAAGCGGCTTTCGCTTTCGCCAAAGGCTTGGGGGTGTCTTCTGGCTTGGACTTGGGCTTTGGGTTAAACAGTCCAATGAGCCAATCCCAGATTCCCTTAATGGCTTTGACATCAGCCATGACCCCTTCAATTGTCTTCTTAGCACCCTCCAGTTCCATGCGCCCTTCATGGAGCATTGCACAGCCTGATTTAATGGCTGAGACTGCGCCTTGGGCAAGGAGGAGGAGGCTGAAAGGGTCAATGGTTTACTCCTATTGACCGCTAAACAAACCAGTTGCCGAACCAATATTAGGGGCTACATTGCCAGACATTGATCCAATTGCAAAGGGGCCAAGTGTCGCTCGTCCCAAAGCAGGCAACAGTTCAGGAATGTCTTTGCTGATTACATCATAGACACTACGACCAGCTAATTGCTTAGATATTTTTTGCAATTTCTTTGGGTCTGTCGCTGTGGTTGTCAAAATTCTAGTCATCTCATCTGCCACAGCCCTAGTTTGTGCATCGCCAAGTTGAGAATAGTCACGTTGCAAAGCCCTCATCAAAATCCCTTGCACACTCATAGCTGGCAGTTCACGCACAGCTTGCCCGCCAGCCTTTACGTCTGAAATAGCTTGTGTTCTTTCTGCTGTTTGTGAGCCTTGCAAGACTTGCTTAGATGTGCTTTTCATGTCAACTTCAGACTTCATATTTTTCATAAATTGCTCAAAAGTCTTATCTCCAGCTTCATCTTTTGGAAATGTTGCTCTAAGCACTCGTAGATTTTTTGGGTCGTTAATGATTTTTAACGCTGGATTACCTGTTGGGCCAACAACTGTTGCCGCTGTTTGCGCTCCACCAAGACGATCAAGCAAGTTTTGCATAACACCAAGACGCAAGCCTTCAAGTTCTGATTTGGTCATTGTCTTCATGTCATTTAACAAAACATCAACATCTTTAGGCTGTTTATTTAAAGCTGTTCGCCCTTCTTCCATTGCGTCCATAACAGCCGTGTCTGAAGCCCAAACTCGTCTTGCATTTTTGTAGGTGGGATTAGCGGCATCTAATTGGTCAAGAAACTGAATCCGAGTGCCTTTTATTTTCCCAAGTTCAGTTGAACCAATGCCGCTAGTTGGACTCTTTCCTGTAAAAACAACATCATCCAAACCCATCTTCATGTAATGTAAAAAAGTGGTGTTTATTTTAGTAACATCATTGCCGTCTAATGTTTGCAATTTTCCATCAACAATTTTTACGTTAGGCAATTTAATGCCTTCTTCTTTAGCAATGTTAATTGCTCTGTTGTAGGCATCTTGCACACTTGGACGATTAAAAAGATTTGTTAACTCTGGCGTAACTGGCACATCTTTTTGCAATGCTCTTTCGTAAAGTTTTCCACCCAAATCAGACCTTGCATCTTTAAGCGCATTGAACTCATCAAAGAAAGCCGCTTTAGAGCCAAAAGCAACTTGCAAGTCAGAAGTTAGTCGAGAAAGAACGCCCTTGTCTCGATTCTGCAAAAACTCTTGTGCTTGTTTTTTCCCTGGGCCAGGGATAGTATTTGCCGCATCTAAATATGCTCTGGTATTTGGGCCAACATCAGCAATGGAGTAAGGCTTTCCCTTTTGTTCAAGCACAAACTGGATGGCTTCATCCACACCGCCCTTGTCATTGATAAGGGCTTGTTTAATTAGTCCTCTTGCCTCATCAGTACCAATGCGTTGGGGGTTACTAAAGATAGACTTTACAACGCCTCGGTAGACAGCCCCAGCGCCCATGCCGACCCCTTTTGCTATTGGTAAGACTGCCAAAGAAGTTACTGTACCAATGCCTCCAGATTTTAGTGATTCAGGGCTAAAAAGTTCAGCTTCTGATTCACCAAGACCAGCAGTAAATCCTGCCGCCCCAGCAAGTCCCATTTGTGCAGGAAAACTAGTGACAGGTTTTTTTGTAACCAAAGCAGGAACTGCTGAACCAGCAATGTTTGCTGAAATACTTTTGGCTGGTGATTCTTTTGCATATTCACTCAAACCAATACGTTCCATTTGAATGGCAACATCTGTTGGCGATGGCGCTGGCTTGTCTGGTGCGCCTAGCTTAAGTTGTTTAGATATTTCATCTGGCCCAGGCGTTAAGTAAGACTTTAATGCACCAGTAACATTTTCTGAAAAATTAAGACTCAACCCTTGCAAGAATTGACCAAACCCGCCAGTTGTAAAACTTTTTGTGTTAAGTTGTTCAAGCATTTTTGTGCCTGAATCGGTAATTTTTCCTTCTGACTTGGCTATTTCTAGTTCATCCCGCAAATCAAGAATTTGGTCATTTAACGAAGCCATAAGTTACCCCTTAATTTGTAAGACCGCCGCTTTTTAAAGCGTTACGGGCCGCTGGATTTCCTGTTGACCTAGTTCCAAGATCATTAAATCTTTTGCGTAAAGAGTCAGACGCTGGCCCGTATAGCGGGCTAGTTTTCGTGTATTGATCAAACGCATCATTAAACTTTGTGTAAGCCTGAACAGGATTGTTTGTAACTAATTCTTGATTAGAAGCCAAAAATTGGTTTGTAAATCTTGCTAAATCTTGTTCACGATTTAGTTTAAGTTGCAATGCAGACAACAATAATTTATTTCCTTCTGGCGTTTTAGATAATCCTGGCGCTCCTGTTGAAATAAATTTCAAATCTGTATCTGTTGGGTTTACACCAAGTTGTTTTACTTGCGGCAAAATTACACCAGTTGAAAATGATTGAAACGCTTCTTGTCCAGCCAATCCCTTGACTTTAAATTCAGGATCAAAAAATTGTCCAGCACGACCAAGCTGAAGCATCGTATCCTGACCAAAACCAGTTCGTACACCTTCATCAAGCAAAGTTTGCATATTTTGCACAGCACCAATTGCGTTGACAGCGGCACGTCCAGCCTTAATATTCGATGCAACGTTTTCCATAAATTGCTCACTAAATCCCTTTTGCGTATTGTTGGAAACTGTATTTGTAACATTAGTGATGGGCCTCTTGGATTGCGCTATAACAGCCGCTTGTTTAGTAATGGCATCCATTGCCTCTGGTGTCTGAGGTATCTTACTAACATTGGCAGTCCCAAACAACATCAATGAGGCATTAGCATAATCACCAGTAAATGCCTCTTTCTTGATCGGGCCACTAATCAATGGTTTGTAACCACCATCGGGTAATCTCTGATAAATTGTTTCGCCTTCTTTGACAATTTGAGTTTCTGGTAACAATGCTTTTTCTGCCGCTTTAGCCGTAGTTAATTGAGCAACACCCTGTGGGCCAAGAGCCATCAATTGAGGAGCGACACGGGAGATGTCATAACTTGGCGCAACCGCTGGAGCAACTCGTTGAGGCTCCAAATAAGACGTATCTGCCGCTTGATCAATGACAGTTCTTTCAGGAACAATTTGTTCTGGTTTGCCTGGGTCATACGCTCTCATTGCAATGCTTTGAGCCATCATTTCACGCTGTGTCGCCAATTGCCTTTGTTGTCTGGCAGTAGCATCATCACGAACCGCCAACAACTTAAATGCTAACTCAGGAATTCCAGCCTGTTGCGCTCTTTCAATACCAGTAGCAATTGATTGTGGATTGGTAATATCTAAACTTTTTAAGATTTGATCTTGTGCCGTGATCTTTTGTAACATTGGGTCTTGACCACCTAATAACCCACCAATGCCACGACCTAGTTGCTGACCAGCCCTAGCCGCCATGTAGTTAACCGCTTCATAAGGGTTTAACTGAGCCTGTTGAAGTGCCTGTGCTTGTTCTTGCAGTTGTCTGGTATCTTGATACGACTCAGGAGTTATCCCAAACAAACCACTCATTATTGATTCTGCCATGATTATTCCTTTAAAAAGGTGTGATTCCCATAAATTCAGAGTTTGTAAAGGATGAGTATGGGTTATTACCGCTACCAAACAATTTACCTAATCCACTTGTGAACTGACGATTCTCACCAAGATTGGATAGGGTTCTTGAGAATGGGTCTAGCGCATTGGCTGGTTGCATAGCCCTTGCCGCACCTAATCCACCCAATAGCAACGATTGTCCTGCTTGTGCGCCTCCTTGCATTGCACGACCACCCAATTCAGCACCAAGTCTTACAGGCTCATAAGCAAGTTGATTTACTGTTGATGCTAAACCCAAACCAGTAGAGAATGGAGACAATGCACCAACTTGACCAGTTTGGTATTGGTTAAGCAAGTTAGAACCTGCGCCAAACAATCCTGTGCCAAAGGCAACTTGTTGTTGACCAGCCTGAGTTGCATTTGCCGCCAATTGAGCATCTTGTTGTGCTAATGCGTTGTAATAGGCTTCTAATTCAGGATTAGTACCCACCAAACCTTCTGCGCCACTTGGACGCAAACCAGTAGAACCTACTGATAAACCACCACGACCTGTTTGAAAGTTTTGGTTTCTAATGTTTGCCAACTGTCTTTGCCGACTAGGATCAAGCAAGTCGTATTGACTTGTCATGTACTTTTGAGCAACTTGCTCTGGAGTTTCTGCTAAATATCGTTCTCCAAGATTAAACAGACCAGTTGCCGCACCTGTCAAAGGAGCATATTGTTGTCCTGCCTGTTCTGCTTGCGTTAAACCTCTACCAGTTAATGCCAATAACCTATCTTGATAGGCTCTAAATTCAGGATTTATTCCAAGGTCAACAGTTGGCCTTCCTTGGGCATCAACTGAATATTTTGGCTGAGAAAATAGATCTCCAGCAACTCCATAAGGAGTAAATTTAGCCGCCTCTGCCGCCAATCTTGACGATTCAAGTTGAGCATTAGCAGAAGTCTGTGCCGCATCTCTTGCAGAGTCGCCAGCCATAGAACTGCTTAGTAACTGAATACCCGCAGGAATTAACGCACTTGATACTGGATCACCCATTTTCTTCTCCCTTATGCTTGTGAAGCATAAATTAAGGCTTTATTGCCATTGTTTAAAACCATTTGTCCTTTTACAACCCACCCAAAAGATTCAGCAAACTTAGTTAATTTATTGTTCGTTACATCAACGACTGCCAACAGCGGCATATCAACTAAATCTTCTAACTTTGCCAAATCCAATCTGTACCTCTTTTTTATCTCTGCTGACCATTTGAAAACATCTGTATGAAACCATAATAAATTGTCAAACAATTCTAGGTAAATTACATAATCTTTCCGAATGACCACAGGAGTCTTCAATACTTGCCTTCCGCAAACACATTCACAAACACAGTCTCATCTTCCAATGCCTCAATCTCATGCCACTCATTAGCCTTGAGGTTTATCGGTTGCGTGTACTTGTCAATCACTTTCTCAATTCCTTCTTTACGAATCACACAACTTCCTGCATGACAGACAGTTAAATGTGCATAAACGTGTTCATGGCTTGGTAACCCTTCACCCTTGTTTGCGTGAAACACATTCAAAGATGCCCCGTCATACATGACTTGGTGTGTCGGTGCAATTCGTATTGTCATTTTCTTTTTCCGCTTTCACATCCATCCACTTGCCTGTATATCCCATTGGTGCATTGATATATCTAACTTGCATTGCCATTGTCCCATCTTCTTTTTGAAGCATACGAAACTCTGGCGTTGAGTTTGGATATATTCCATAGGTCATAAGTCTTGCGTTCCTGTCGTGCTTGGTTGATCTTCTGTTGCTGTTTGTGCAACATAAGGAGAAACTTCACCAAACTCACCAGCCTTTGCTCTGTTATACAAATCTACGCCATGAGCCATAGTGTCATAACTTGTTGCGGCAAAAGGCATATCTTCATTAAGTTCTTGCCATTTAACAGTTAACAGAATAGAAGTTCCTTCTGAATTTCCATACACGGGGTTTTTTGCGTATTCAAGAGTAAACATTTAATTTTTCCTTTTAAGAGACACGACAGAAAATCCCAAAAACTCTGGGGTTACACGCACTTGGAATATTAGCCCCCATCCATTTCCATGTTCCTGATAAATTATTTGTTAAAAAACTCAACTGTGTATCCGAAGATTGAACTTGGTCATTTGAACCACCAGCCGTCCGATTATCACCACTATTCATAGCAGTAATTATTAATACGCTTCCCATGCAATAACTACCAACAGAATTAAAAGAAGGGCAAGCAACAACTAATGTGCCAGTTGATGTAATAGTTCCACCAGATAATCCGTTGCCTGTTGCTACTGAAGTAACCCCGCTTGCGGCTGGTGCAGTAGAAGTCCAAGTAGTTCCGTTTGAAGTTAGTAGATTGCCAGAGGTACTAGGGGCAACAAACTGCACATTACTTGTACCATTACCCAAAACTACATTGTTTGCAGTAAGAGTAGCCAACCCTGTGCCACCCTGTGCAACAGTCAAAGCCGTTGTCAAACCAGTAATAGAGGTAATGTCAGAGTTAGCACCAGAAGATGCCGCACTCAGGTTAGTACGAGCATTTGCCGCAGTCGATGCACCAGTACCTCCGTCTGTAACAGCCAAATCATTTGTCAATGCAAGTGTTGGTATGGTTACAGTACCAGTAAAGGTAGGCGATGCAACATCTGCCTTAGTAGCAACAGCAATAGCAATGTTGTCGTACTCAGTATTTATCTCCGTACCCTTAACAATCTTTAATGGATCACCAGACGCAAGATTGTCTTTGGTAGCAAAGTTTGTTGATTTCACATAATTTGTCATTTTTTCCCCTTAACTTAATCTGCCACGTTTAGATTGAATTTCAATCTTCTGAATAGATAGTTCATTACCTGAAATATTAGTCTCATAACCAGTTTGCACAACTTTGCCAGAACCACTTGCATTGACTTGTAAGGTCTGCAACGAAACGCCATCTGAATACTCGTTAGTTACAGAGGGCTGTGCGTGTACTGCGGTATGCGTACCACTACCCGCTGTTGTTGTATTGATTGCCGTACCAGGACTAGGCGTTAAAGACAAGTTACAGGTAGTTGTTGAAACATTAATGCAGTAATACGTTGTCAACACAAGTAACCCAGAAGGCAAAGTTCCAGTAGTTGTCAAAGTTATTGTGTTATTCAACACAAATGAAGAACCATCAACAGATGTAACAACCGCAGGGCTTGCATTGGTTATCGTCACAACCTGATTGTTTGGATTGTTGTACTCTGCAACCCCATACTCAGATGTTCCTTGTGTCGGAATAAAGGTAGTTGCGGCTAAGTAGTTAGTAGAGAAGTCAAATCCCCACTTCATTGTTACAAACTGGTTTGAGCCACCAATAGCAACAATAGACAATCTTTTCAATATAGAAGTAACCGCTTGATCGCCTAGATCAGCATGGTTTGTGTAGTACAAGAAACGATAACTACTTGTATGGTCTAAATAAGTACCATACTTGCCAATAAAACCATTCTTGCCAATCAGCAAGTCACCACTCCTGCGGGAAAGCAAAGCAGTTGGTTCAATAGAGTCCCAAGTCGTTACTCTGAATGAGTTATCTTGCAACTGCAATCTTGTGTCAAAGCAGAACACTTGCTTAACCAATGGGAAGGTTATCAGGTAGAAAGCATCTCTTTCTGAATAAACAGCCTTTAGATTGGCTAGAGTCTCACCAGCAATCGTAGACAACAGATCATTGCGTACATTCTTGGACAAGTCTCCCAATGGGGCTGACTTTTCAATAATCGTTCTAGCAAACGAGCGTATGCCAGAGTTAGACAAGAAGAGAATGTCCTTGCCCGTAGATGCAATCGTATCCCTTGCTATACAACCAATGCCACCAACTGTGTCACTCAAAGTCATGGTAGATGGCGTAGTTGCATTGGCATACACCAAGATTTGACGCTTACCAAAGATAATTAGAAAGCCATTGTGAGCCGCCAACCCTGTGATTTCATCTGCCCCGTTAGGCCATACCCTGTCTACATTTAAAGAACCAGAAGTTCCAGTAGACCAAACATGACCAGAAAGCAAATCAGAGAAAGAAATGGTTGTTATGTTTGTAGTTGTACTTGCCACCCACAAGCGACCATAAGCACTAATAGCAATGTTTGCATTTGGCACAGTACCAACGTAACCAGTCTTCTCAGACACACGCCTAAATGTTGTAGTGCTTACCGCAGGGTCAAAGATCAACGGGTCATGCCCTGATTGAAAGAAGAAAGTTATTGCATTTAAGGATGTGCAATGCCAGTTGTTTGCTGTGATAGTAGGGGCAGTACCGCCACCACCATAGGTCAACTCTGAAACAGCGTTTGAGCCATCCAACTTGAATAACTTGTTGTTACCAGAGAACAGCACAGTCAAAGTGCCATCAGCCTGAACTAACTCATGTATTACGCCAACATCATTTGCACCCAAAGCACCAGAAGATGAGTTAACCCTTGAGAAACCCTTGCGTGAGCCAATGCGTCCGTATTGGTCAATTACACAATTGGTGGCAACTAAAGCAAAGCCTTGATTCAAGTCCAAAGGCGAATCTTGGGTGTTTAACCCGTAAAAGCCTGGTGCGCTTATGCTAGAGACTTGGATTGCTTGGCTCATGTTGCTACAAACTCCCCACGATCAGGATAACGTGTACCCTCCAAAGCAATATGGTCTGACAACATTGATTTGTATAGCGCATACGCCTCTGAGGAAGACAAGCCACCATCTTCACCACGCTCCACCAATGCTCTTGCATAGGCGTTTTGAGCCACTAAAACATCAGGTACTTGCACCACAGTAGCGTCAGCAGACAAATTGGCTTGTGCTATGGCTAAAGAGAATTTAACTGTGTATACAGCATCTGGTACTGGATACAAGGTTACTTTTGTATCGTAACTACCATCTACGCCATTAAAAGCATAGTTAACTGGTGCTGAAGTGCCAACGGGTAAGAAGTTAATGTTGCGATTCATGGTGACAAAATCAATGTTTGTCATCCCTAAAAGGCTAGTGGTATTGATTGCGTCTAAGACTTGGAACTTCTGACCAGCCCCTGTGAGGGAGTAGGAAGAAGTGTTTGCAACTGTGGTAACTGTGATAGTTTGAACTAATACGTTCCAAGCAAAGGCATCCTCAATCTGACGCTTTGCATCATTGACAAACTTGCCAAGCAGGGTTGAGTAAGTTGTTTCTAGGTTAGTAGATACAGTTGGTTCACGCAATCGAACCAATACATCGTTAATTAGTTCTAAGTACGTCATTGTCTTGTGTCTCTAGGTTAGTAGATACAGTTGGTTCACGCAATCGAACCAATACATCGTTAATTAGTTCTAAGTACGTCATTGTCTTGTCAATCCTATTTCTTCAAAGGTTGCTATAAAACTGAATGAACTTGCAGACTGAGTAGTTATTTTGAGTTTGTCGCCTTCTTCAAACACAATGTAGGCATTGCCATCAAACTGCAAATATTCTTTTGTACTGAAATCAAGAGAAGTCAATATATCAAGAGTGCTATTAGCACTTGCGTCAAACCATTGAACAGTTATATGTTTGGTAGAGCCACCTGTATTGTGTATATACATTACAGTAAATTTGGCGTAATAGCCCGTAGGACAGGTATAGACTGTTGTGTCTACTGCCGCCGTAGGACTAACACCAACTGATAATGCTCTCATTTTGCCTTTGCCTTATTTCGTTCGGAAATAGACTTGGCTTTTGCCTTTGCGTCAGTCTTGGAGTTTGCACCCCATGCTTTTAACGAAAGAAGCAGTCTTGTCGGTTCACCATTCTTGTACTCAGCACCGCTATTACCAGCCATACGAGCCAAGAAACTTGCTCTGCGAGGGTTGTCCCCTGATTTGACGGGTGCTTTTAAATTACCACCAGTTTCCGCATTATAAGATGCTCTGCCCTTGGAGTTCAACCCCCCTTTAGGATTTTTACCTTCGGAGCGTTGCCAAGCGGGAGTTTTCATCACTTCACCTTTTTTGGTTTCTTTGCGGTTTTAGCAGACTGTCTAAATGCATCAGCAGTTGGCGCACCTTTGCTACCAACCTTACGCATCTTTTCTCCAGAGCCAGCCTTAATTCTTGCTTGCTTGGCATTGATATTGGCATATAGACCTTGTTTCATTTCTTCTTCGCCTTCTTGGTAGGAGTGTGAGTTAAAACCTTACTACTTGCACTATGCTTTGCACCAGTCATTAAAGTTGACCCAGATTTATGTGTCTCACCTTTGTACAGTTTCCCATCAGGCAAATAGTGTGGCTGGTTCTTCATATTAGTACAAGACCTTTGCTGTAATAGTTCCAGAGGTGTAGGCTGTACAGTTGGCTCTCAAATACTTTGGTGCATTGGCAATAGTAACAATGCCATCAGCAGTCAAAGCAGTACCAATCGTTGCAAAGGTTGTTCCATCCAAACTACCTTGGAAAGCAACAGTAGCGGTTGTTATACCTGTAACTTGCAGAAATGCAGGTTGCCCTGCGTCTGCTTGCACAGCAGTAGATGCACCAGTTGCGACTACCGCACTTAAAAGGGTTTTTGCCCCAGATAGTGAACTCATTTACTTCTCCCAGACTTCTTCATCATGTTGGTAGCGGTGCGCTGACCACGCATGGGCAGACCTTTTGGCTTACCAACTGCCACCATAATGGCAATAGGCACACCCTTTTTGCTATTTTTCTTAGGCATCTTGCTTGGTTTTCCGTACATCATAAGTTTTCTCCTTGGTTAACTTACTTGATCCACCTTGCGGCAAAGAAACTCACCACGCCAGATAAGGCAGAGGCAATGACCATCCCCATCCAAAAGCCACCCTTAGACTGGTTTGCTAGTTCGAGTAAAGCACGAACATCATTGCTCAATTGGTGAACTTCCACTTGCAGAGCCTCTACTTGGGCTTCTATTCTGCCAAAATCTCTCGCATCAATATCACTCATAACAGTTGTTCCTTACGGGGTCTACCCATAGGTTTCTTCAAAGTTAGTGTCTGCCTTGTTCCATCAACCTTCTCAACCTCCACAACAGCAGAAGTATCAACCTCTGTGTATTCTGGATGCCTACGCATTTCGACAATATCAAAGTCATATCTGAATTCGACTGTATTGCCAGATTTATTGCAACGAAACAAAGCCATATTTATCCTTAAAAGAAAGGGGAGCAAGCCCCCCGATCCTTACACCATACGGACAATAATAATGTCCATAGTGGCTGATGCCAAGTCTGCTGTAGAACCTGACTCGTTTTGGATGCGGAACTTAACTGTATTGGCGGCTGAGACATAACCCGTCACAGTCAAACCAACCAAATCCACAGCCAAAGATGCACAAAGAACCATGTCACCCAAGGCAACGCCTGGAACTGTTACATCATCTGTTTCACCAGCACCATCAACTAATGAGCCAGCATTTAAAGTACAAACAACTGACCAAGTATCAGAGAATAAACCCCGAAAACTGTCATTGCCTCTACGAGTTACAACTGCACTTGCTGTTGCCATAATAATTTCTCCTAATTAGGTTAAAAAAGTCCCCCCACCACTAGGGCGAGGGGCGCAACTGCAATTAGGCAGGAACTAAGAGAGCGAACATAGATGCAGACTTAGCCGCACCTGTGCTTGCCGCATCACGGAGAATCTGAACGCCATACAACGTATCAGATGTGAACAGCGTAGCAAGGTACTCTTGCTTGTACTGGACTTGTGAACGCACACCAATTTGCTCAACCAGAACCAAAGAATCTTTGTGTCCCATTAAACAAACACGGGCGGCGGCAGAACCTGATGCTGTGTCGCAATTGCTTGAGACAAACACAGGGATGCCATACAAGTTACCGATCTCACCTGTGCGGATGGTATTGTTAGTACCGCCAACAAAGGCTTGTTCTGTGTAACGTGCCAAGCCCATTAGCGTGTTACGGCTTGAGGGTGGGATGATGAAGAAACGACCATCCATAGGAGTATCGTTGTCATCCAAGCGCTGAATGGTGCGGCGAATAGCGGCATCGGTCAAGGCTGACTCATTGTTGCTTGCGGCAACATAAGCAGATGTACCATCACCACCAATAAACGCACCAGTTGCGTAGGCGTTTGTACCAGCACCATTATTGGTTTCACGTCCAAGGTTAATTAAGTCTGTATCGACTTGTTTAGCCAAAGCGTAACCAGCGTCTGCTGTGTAGAAGTTACGCAGACTGTTTAAAGCCTGTGCTTCTACGATGTCTTCGATCAAACGGCTATATTCATAGTGTTTGTCAATGGCTACCTGAACTTCAGATTCCGTTGCCGCAATCAAAGTTACTTGTGAACCAGCCGCCTTTGCAGACGCAGAACCACGGGTAGGAGCAGGAACGTGAACTACATCACCCTTCTTGCCCTTGAAAGACATCTTCATAACCAAGTTTGCTAAGACGAGGTTCTTTTTATAAGCCGCAACAATTTCGTCACTCCAAATTTCAGGAATGAACGTTGCCGCAGTCGTTACTGTCACATTATTTGTACCTAAAGGCATGATAAATCTCCAAAAAGCGATAAGTTAATTATTTGACCCGACCTTCTGAATACGCTTGCATGATCTCGTCACTCAATGCTTCATATCGGTTCGGATTTTCCATTTTTAGCCGAATAAGGTCAGCCCTTCTGTATATCCTCTTTCCTGATTCTCCACTACCACCTACATCAACACCCGCCGCCTTCAGGTTAGTCTTGCGCTGGGTTTCACCCGCATCGCTAGTCTGTTTTGCCTTAATGCCACGTAACTGTTTATAAGTAGTAAGTAATTCGTTTGCACTATCGTAGTCAAACTCACCATCAGCCTTGGCAAACAGATTTATGCGAACAGGTGAAGATTTCACCCAATTTGCAAAGTCTGGGTCTGAAGCAACCTGACCATAGTCGGGATGTTCTTGCGTTAACTTTTGCTGAATCTGCATCCTTTTGAAGTCGTGAGCCGCTTGGCGACCCGCTACTACATCGGGGTGGTTATCGACAGTCTGACGAATTGCCTCTTTTGGATTCTCAAAGAAGTCTACTTCTGGTGCTTCCTCTTTAATAGGTTGCTTGTTAGAACTGAGGTTCTGCTTTATGAGTTCATCTGCTAGTTTGCGAATTTCGCCTACTTCTTTCCCCTGACGATCAATTAACTTATTAGCCTCTTGATGCATCTTGATAACATCTTCTAGACTTTTATCCCGATAGAAATTGGGAACGTCCGAAAGTTGCTCAGTTTCAGGGAGTCTTTCTTGCTGTTGTTCTTCAACTACGTCTAACTCACTTGGCGACTCATCTTCATTATCAATCAACATATTTTTCCTTTTCCTGCGTGTTTATCGTTCTCAGGACATTTAACTTGCACTTTTTACAAGTTGTTGCTTTGCTCCCACTTCAGTCTATCTAGGTGTTTTTTCTCGAACTTCCCATGCTCTGACGGGAAAGAACCAGACCACCCTTCCAATTTGAAGTTAGGTGCGCTTAGAGTTCGGTTGGCTGTTGCTCCGCACTCACACTTAAAACCTGTTGTCTCATAATCAACAAGTCTCTCAGTTTTATGCCCGTTTTCACAGGCAAAATCAAATAGTCTTTTCATTCAATTCCTCATACGCTCTTTCGCTGACCTCTTTCAAGGTTCTCAGCCAAGTGAGTATTGACAATTCACCCTTTTTGAAGTGTAAAGACGCTTCATCAGGGATTGTACTGATATTGTTCAACGAATTTATCATTGTGTCAATATCTTCCATTAAATCCTTCCAACCCTCTGTTGCCATAGTGTCAAAGCGGGCTTCATAGTACTTTTGCAGTTCAGGAGTCATGGATTCAATCTTTTGTAGGTTGTCTTTTAGTCTTTTTTTGGCATATGCCATAAAGATTTCTGCTTGTTGCTCATCAACAGTCTTGGGCATCTTCAAACCCAGCCTGATTCTTCAAATCCGCATAAAGGCTTTCCATTAAGTTACCTGTTGGCGTTGCACAGTAAAAGGCGTGTTTCGCTACTTCTTGTGCATTGGCTTGCCTAGCATCTGCACTTGCAGAAACAGATACCTGATATTGGCATTGGTCTTTGTTTGCATGAATATTGGTTATTCGTGCGTATGCTTCCGTAAAAGGAACACCAACATTACTTGTGGAAATAGAGATTTTAAGTGCCATTAGAAAGTTACCTCAGTTGATTCAATTCTGCTAACCCATCTGATAGTGGTTGCCGCCGCCCCTGTCACAGTAACGGCTATACCACCATTTGTTGTATCTGCGGTAATTGCTAATACCCAAGTAGACGCCAAAGCATCTTGTGCTATTACAGTAGGAGTGACTGCGGCAACCAATGTAGTAGATGCGGCATTTGCACCCCTTTTAATTACGCCTTCAAACTTCCAGCCTGATGTAGTGCTGCCACCTGTTACGTTAGCAATGCAAGTTCCTTGAAATACATAGGCAGAGTTGTTTGGCAAAATTACTTGGTTAGTTGTGTCTGCTGAGAATGTGTCACTTGCAAGCCTTGTTGCAGTTGCATTTGTTGTTTGTCTTCCCAATATTAATAATGCAGTTTGAGAAGCGCCAACAGTAAAAGCAACAGGTGAATTACTTGCTGGAAAAACTGTCTTGCCAATAATAGACCTTGCTGTTCCTCTTACACCACCAGCAACCACGGAGTAATTGCCACTTGCTGTATTTTGATCTCCCCCAACAACGACAGCGTATGTACCACCTGCTGTGTTACTACTTCCAGCAATAACCGCAGATTGAGTACCGCTTGCACTATTACTATTTCCACCAATAATTGCAGAACTAGCCCCATTTACAGTATTACTAGAACCGCCACCTACAAAAGAACTGCCACCATTTCCTGTATTACTAGAGCCGCCAATAAATCCCATTCCAGTATTAGCCGCAGTATTTGATACACCACCACCTATAAAAGAACTACTAAATTGTGTGTTGTTGTTAAAACCACCTAATATTACAGATTGAAAATTTCTCGCCCCTTTTGGTGATTGATTTAATGTTATCCAACCACTTGCAAAAGAGCCAACACCTGTTCCAAAACTTATAAAGTTTTTAGAGTAAATTAGATCTAATGTATGTCCTTGTCCTACTGTATAAATATAATTGTTTGTTCCACCATCATTTGTATCTGATGAAAAAATTTGCACAATTTGTGCATTAGTACCATAGTGTTGATTTATGATTTTTATTTGTTTTCCTTCGATTGGTGCAGTAGGAAGATATAAATAAATAACAGTTGTATTGCTACCTGTTCTAATATATTGAATAGGCGCACAATCATCTGTTAATGAAATACTTGTTTGTCCAGTATAGGCTCTAAAAAAATCCCAAACCTGTATTGCAGGTGTGTTTTCGGATGCAAAACCCGTAAACATTAGTAATCTCCACCAACAGCAGTTAAATGGAATCCAGCCGCTACTACTGTTCCAAATGTGGCGTAAATACGATAACCCGCAGGTAAACTAATGTTTAATGGCAAAATAACATCTGGCAGTTCAGCAATCTCAGATACTGTTGTTGCTGATAAAGTTCTTTCAAGATACAAAGCATTATTAGCCGCAGTAGTAGTAGCAGAACCATTATTTATCCATATACGAATAACTGTGGCTACGTTTGTTCCCAATGGTCTTGCTTTTATAAAATCAATCCTTGAACCATCTACTGCTTTGCCTGTAAATATTGGTCCGTAATTTGTTCCGCTACTTAAATCTTTGGTTGTGTTAGCGGTAAGGCCAGGAGTACCCGATGTAGCCGCCGCACCACTTACCCAACTATTTACTGGCGTTAGTGGAAAGATTGGGTTTGTATTTTGTGCCATTTAAAAGCCTCCGATTGACCAAGATTGCAGTTTAGGAATTGGTGATGAAGTACCGCCACCACCAGATGAGGCGATAGTGATACCGCCTGCTGAATTTGTAATTGTGATGTTGCTACCAGCAGTCAAAGTGGCATAAGAAAAATCTGTACCATTGCCAATCAATAACTGACCATTAGTAGGGGTAGACGCAAGAGCAATTGCCAATGTGCCACTTGTCGTTATTGGTGAACCAGTAACAGACAAGAATGATGGGACAGTTGCCGCTACGCTAGTTACAGTTCCACTTCCACCGCCACTAGGTGTTGCCCACGAACCATCACCACGCCAAAAAGTAGATGCTGATGCTGATGTACCGCTATTTAAGTTGGTTACAGGCAAATTACCAGTTACTTGTGTTGCAAGATCAACATTTGATAACGTGCCACCAAGAGTTAAATTACCACTTGTTGTAACTGTGCCTGTTAATGTGATTCCGTTGACTGTTCCTGTTCCACCAACACTTGTAACAGTTCCGCTACCTTTGTTGTTAAACGTAGTCCAATCAGCAGAACTTAATGCGCCACGATTAGTTGCAGATGCGGTAGGTACATTTAAAGTGATTACTGGAGTTGTAGTTCCATTAGCCACAGTAGAACCTAAATCAGTCCCTGTTGTGCCTAATGTAAGTGCCGCAACGCTTGTTACAGTACCAGTTGTCGAATCATTGGAAGTAATCGTAAAGTTAGGATATGTTCCAGTAATACTAGTCGTACCCGCACCTGTTAAAGAAACAGTCTGATCTGGTGCAGAATTGGTAATTGTAAAGTTAGGATACGTGCCACTTGTGCTAATTCCTGTTCCCGCAGTTAAGGCAACTGTTTGGTCAGGTGCGCTATTGGTGATTGTGAAGTTAGGATAGGTTCCTGATGTACTAATGCCCGTACTTGCAGTCAATACTACCGTCTGATCTGGTGCAGTATTGGTAATATTTAAAGTACCAGATGTAGTAATTGGACTACCAGTAATACTGATGCCTGTTCCAGCAGTAGCGGCAACACTTGTTACTGTGCCAGAACCGCCACTTGCGTTAATTGTTTGATTAGGCCAAGTGCCTGTGATACTTGTAATGTTTGTGCCAGCCACTAAACTAGGTGTTGCTGTACCTGTTCCACCATTAGCAACCGCAACAATCCCTGTCACATTAGATGCTGTACCAGTAGTATTTTGGTTTAAAGTTGGAAATGAAGTTAATCCTGCGGCACTACCATTAAAAGTAGTAGCAGTCATAGTACCAGCCGCTACTGTATCTCCTGTGCCATCAACACTAAATTGAACTTGCCCACCTCTAGCGCCTATTACAAAATATCTAACTTCGGCTGATGGAGAATCTGAAAGTCTACCTCTTTCAATAAAAATTCCATTTGTGTTAGTTAAGGTTGTATTATTTTGATTACTATAAACAACTGTTTGGTTATATGTACCAGTATTAGAATTTCCCTGAAAACTTATTGGCGAAGTTGATGTTGATGTAACAGCACCTGTCAAAGATAGTGTGGTCACACTAGATAAAGAACCCGATACATTTGCAGAGCCGTTAAAGTTTTGACCCCACAATGTGCGTGTATTTGTTAGAGTTTCGGCGCTTCCTGTTGTGTTTTGATTCAATGTAGGAATGTCTGCCGCAACAACTGCTCTAAATGTTGGTACTCCAGAAACCCCATTAGGTGCGCCTAAAACAAAGTTAGCAGTCTTACTTGCGTAAGGGTTCTGAGTATCACCATATCCAGATGCTAGGCTAATTGCAGGGGTCGCTCCTCCACTAGACACTACTGGAGAAGTTCCTGTAACAGCAGTAACTGTTCCGCTATTTGTTGCGGCAATACTTATTGAACCACCACCATTTGTAATTGCTATACCAGAGCCAGCAGTTAATGTTGTCTTTGTTAATGTATTACCTGTTGTATTTCCAATCAGTAATTGACCATCTGTATAACTTGTTTGTCCTGTGCCGCCATTGTCAACATCAAGAGTACCAGCCAAAGTGATAGTGCCAGTTGTTGTAATTGGGCTACCAGTAACAGTCAATCCTGTTGTACCACCTGATAAAGCAACGCTTGTTACAGTTCCTGTTCCTGCGCTAACATTGACAGTTACATCGTCCCCAGAATTGGTAGCAGTAACAGTCGCACCAACAAAATTGATTTTCTTAACACCACTTGTGATGCTTGTGCCTTCGTCTAGGATAGCAACCGCCCCATTGGTGGACATGGTGCTAATGACTTTGATCTTCTCTGCTAAGTCAGGAGCAACCACTTCACCCACATTGATCTCTTGACCAGTAGACAGGGTAATAACTAACGAGCCATCAAAATCAATCTGAGCATTTGAGACAGAAACACCATCTTTACCGTCTATCCCGTCTTTTCCGTCTACTCCATTTTGCCCATTCTTGCCATCTATGCCTTGGCGACCATCTGCACCCTTGTCACCCTTGTCACCCTTGTCACCCTTCTCAGGAACAATCGACTTGGCAACCTCTAGTTGTGCAGTAACCTTGTTTTCCATCACTTTGATGGCTTCAACTATTAGGTCTACATTGTCTTGAACGGCAGTTTCCTCTTGCTGGCGCAAAGCCACCAAGGTTTCTTCCATCTTATTGATGGCTTCTAACTTTTCATCAAAAGACGAGTCTGTTGACTCAATGCTTTGGATAAGTTCCTTGATATTAGCCATTCTTTAGACCATCTGTAAGTTTGGTAAGGAAATCTTGCTTAACTTGTGACTGAGCATTTAACTTATCAGCCATCTGTAACTCGACAATCTTGCTCTTATTCTTGATGTCAGCCTCTTTGAGCATCAAATCAGCAATCTTGACTCGCTTATCGAACTCCCTTTGGTTGGCATCAGCCTCATTGGGTAGATTCTTAGTCAAAGATGCACTCATCTTGGCTTGCACTTCTTGTGGCATTAACTGAGCCTCAACAGACAACTTGGTTGCCTCTGCACGATTCTGTTCTGCCTGAGTAGTATTGACCGCAATCTGTGCTTGAGCCGCTTGCATAGCCAATTGTTGTTGCATTTGTTGCATTTGTTGGGCTTGTGGGTCAGGTTTACTCATCTCATCCAACATTGCAATCAGTTCCATCCTGTTAGACAGACTTGAATTAGCCAAAATGCCTTTCAGAATCACAGGCAAGACAGGAGTATTCGGCCCCAGAGTCTGCAACAAGCCAATGAACTGCTGTTGCTCGTACTCTCTAGCAATAATGCCAAGCGTTGCAGTAGGTATGAAGTTCATATCCACAGAGGGATAACGCTCTGGGTCAAACTGCATGAACCTGAAAGCCGCCTTCTTGATGAATGGGATCAAGAAATCCTCTTGGAAGTTCACCAAAGTGCGTTTGTACTTCTTGATGATAGAAGCAACAGCCATAGACATACCGCCTTGACCACCATCTCTAGCAACATTGCTAATCATGCCTTGGGAATCCAATGTTCCCGTTGCTTGTAACAACATACGCTCAAAGTCTTTAGCCGTAGCCAAGTTGTTGGGATCAGTTGCTCCGAACTTGAAGGGGTAAAGAATCTCTGAAGGTGCGCCATTGGTAAGGATTGCCTTGCCAGGCTTTACCTCAAACTTCATTCCTCTTGGCAAACGAGTAGCATCCATAGCAATCATGGGGCTAGTAGTCAGCGCAAGGGAGTCTAGGTGGCTACGAGTCTGTGCGTCAATAGCCTTTTGCATATTGAACGCTTTTTCTACTGTGCCTCTGCCTAGTAATCTGTTTGGTA